CTGCCACTCTTTCGCCGGTGATCTCGATCAGTGCTTTTTTTAACTCTGGGGGCAGGTTTTTCTGCTGGATGTGATCTGCTATCGAGGATGCAAGCGCCAGCGACAAGGTTGCCCAGATCCGGCTTTGAGAGATAGGCTTTTCATTCTCGGAGCAAATGGCAAGCTGTCCGTTTTCGTCCTTGATGATAATTTTCATAAAATACCTTCCTTTTCCAGCCACTCCCGCCGCACCTTCTGCACATGGTAGATGTACAACCGGGGTGGACCCTTTCTTGTTTTTGAGTGTGTTACTGCGGAGTAAAGGCTGTTTTTGTTGACATATCCCATCTGCCGGACGATCATGTCAGCAGTACCGCAGGCCACGATCTCGTCCGTTTTGGCGTTGTAGACCGTGTACCATGACATCAGGTCGTTGTCTCTCATGCGCCCTGCCGTGGTTCTTCACCGTCCAGCACCCAGCGCAGGCGGCGGATCACATCGGCGGTTTTCACCTCGGTGCTCCCATTTTCAGCTTTACCGGTGTACCATCCGATGGACTGCAGCAGCCGATCCCGCAAAGCGCGCAGCTCTTTCAGGTCGTCCATGTTACCCTGCCTTTCTCTCGTTGGAGGTCTTGACGGTGGTCTGCTGCTGCTTCTGGGCGCTGTGCTCATAGTGCTTGCTGTCGGCAAGCATCACAGCAATGCTGAAGATCAGACCGCCGCCCAGCGCGAGCAGGATCCACGGCGCAGCCTTGACCGCCGCAGCCGCTTCCCAGCCGCCCCGCATGACCAGCAGGTGCACAATGCCCATGTTCAGCCAGATCAGCACCCGACCTGCACCCACGCCTGCCAGAAAAGCCACGCTGCAAATTTTAAGATACCGCTTCATTGTCCTTGTCCTCCTCAGGTTCCACGCGATCCAGCAGATTGCCTGCGCTAATGGCCATGCCCGTGAGAAAACTCACAGGATCCGCCGGGCTGATCTCTATTGCCAGACCAGCCAGCAGTGCAACGCATAGCTGCTGCGCCTGCATCGTTGTCCCGTCAATGTTGATCTCCGGGTTTCCGTCATCGCCCAGCCGGACGGTGACGGTCGGTCTAAAGTCCTCTCTCATGCTCCTATCCTTTCCGCGTCCTCCGGCTTTGCCACCGGGCTGCGCTCTGCTGCCCACTTAGCCAGCAATGCCGGGTAGATCAGATACACGTCCTGCCCGCCGGGGGCGGGTGCCTTGATGTAATCGCCAAACGGGAAAACCCGCTGCTGCAGCCCCAGCTGCAGCGTGTCCTTGCCAATGGAAAAGCCCACGTCCCGCAGGTAATCCACGGCCACCTGCGGCCTTACAAATGCTTTCATGCTGTCCTCCTTAGTCCGGGCTAAAGGTCTGGCACCGGTCGTCCTTGCCGTTTTTGAAATCTTCCAGCGCTTTGATCTCCTCCGGGGTGAGGCCGGTGTCCTCGTACTGGCCGAGGCGCTGCACCAGCTCGTCCTTTTTGGCGGTGCTCCAATAGCCGCTCTTGATGCCGCTGCACCGCGGGGCTGTCAGTCTTTCCATGCGTCATCCTCCATGTCAATGCCAAATTCCTCGCAGATGGTCTTTGCCACCGGCTTGGTAAAGCCGATCAGATCGCCGTCCACCGCTGCACAGAGAAAAACGTCACCCACGATCAGGTCACCGTCCTGACGGCAGTACAGCCAAGTGGCTTTATCGTTGCGCTTGGCGCCGAACAGCCTAGCGTGCTCACCAACGACCAGCCGGATGCCGTCCACCGGCTCCCGCGCCCATTCCGGTTCGAGGCTGCTGTCCAGCACATCGATAAAGCCGTCAACCAGCGTCTCCATCTCGCCCAGCGTCAGACTGCCGTCAAGATGGCAGGGGATCAGCCGCCCCTGCGTGCCAGCAGGCATATAGATCATGTAGCGGTTCATGCTTTTTACATCCTCCTCTTTTCAATCCACGCGCCAATGCGCTCATAGAGGGCGATCATGCGCTTGCAGTGGACAATGCGTGCCCGGCAATACGCAACCTTGACCTTGCAGGCAAGGATTTCAATGTCATCACGCACAAGGCGCGCCGTCAAAATGAAACGCCGCACTGATATCCACCTCCTCCTGACTGGCAATGATCTCAATGGTCATTTCCAGATCATCCAGATCGGCGCACAGCCTGCCGCACACATCATCATAATTGACCTGCTCGCCCTTGATGGCGGCGGTGCCGGTTGCGCTGTTGATCTCCTGTGCGTGCTGAATGATGCCAACAGCCGCCATCAGGAGATTCTTACTTGATGTTTTCACGGTACGCTCCTTTTTCGTCTAGCATACTAGACAATCATGCTAAAAAAATATCGCTCACTTTTTTGTCCAAAGCGCCTGCAATCTTGGTCAGGGTCTCCGTGGTGGTCACCGTAATAGACCCATTTTCAAGTCCAATGATGGTTGCACGAGATACATGCGCACGCTTTGCAAGCTCTCCCTGCGTAAAACCTTTCTCCTTGCGTGCTTCTTTGATTTTAAAGGGCATCCGTTTTCACCTCCTCCGTACACCCAACAGTCTAGCAGACTAGACAAAGAATGTCAAGCGAATTTGACAAAAGGCTTGATTTTTTGTCTAGCAAAATGTATGATGTACTTGACACCATTAAAAGAAAGGAAGGTGGTTCAACGTGATTCTGGGCGATCTGATAAAAGAGTACCGCCGAGAACATGGCTACAGTATGGATCAGTTTGCCAAAATGTCCGGGCTGAGCAAGGCATATATATCCATTCTGGAACGAAACGTAAACCCGGTAAACAACAAGCCTGTCATACCATCACTTGAGACGATCAAAGCGGTGGCACAGGCAATCAACATGGATTTTAATGATGTAATAGCCATGCTGGACGGGAATCAGCCTGTTTCGCTCAAAGATGAGCCGGAGATCCCGCCGGGATTTCAGCCAATGCCCGCCATGACAGAGGTGCCGCTGGTTGGTCGGATCGCCTGCGGCAAGCCCATCACAGCAGAGGAAAACATTGAGCGCATGGTCTGCGTGCCTGCCAAGTGGCGGGCAACGTTTACCCTGACCTGCGAGGGCAGCAGCATGGAGCCGAAGATCCATGACGGCGATCTGGTGGCGATCCGCAGCCAGCCAACGGTTGAAAACGGCGAGGTTGCCGCCGTGCGGATCGATGGCGAGGCCACCTTGAAGCGGGTGTACTTGCATGAGAACTTTATCGAACTGCGGGCAGAAAACCCGGCTTATACCAGCATCATCCTCACCAAAGAGGAGATGAACACAGTGACGATTGAAGGCAAGGCCGTGGGGCTTTGCAGGGATATATAAGCAGGAGGAAGTGCAGTTATGCAAAATAAAAAAAGTTGGATGTTTATTGCAGCCGGCATTTGCGGAGTTGGTTCTGCAGCATATTACTATTTCGGACAAGGTCGGGAAATCTCCCTTGCCATCGCCTCGGGTGTTTTGATGGGTGCTCTAAGCTATTTGGGCATCTGCTTTTTGTATGGCATGGTAGCAGGTGCTGCTGAATCTGTGTTCCATAAGGGCATTTTACCCGAAAATGAAAAACAAGCAGCGGGCGCACTTGATAAATTTATAGAGGAAAAAGAAAGTGTTGAAAGAAATACGGTGCAAAAATCAATCCTGTCAAAGGATGCAACCCATTTGCAGGAAACTTTTGAAATTCCGGGGGCGTATTATCATAGGACCAGCATCGCAAAAGTGGCCACCCCGAATCCTGATTGGAGAAAAAACTGTAAATCATTGATTAAAGCAGGAAAAGCAAATCAGAAAATTTATCGTTTTGATCGCACAACGAAAACAGCCGAGCTTGTTGAAGAACCGAATAATCCGCACGATAAAAATGCCGTAATGGTAATAGTTGATGGAGAAAAAATCGGTTATATCGGTGCAGATGAAAACCTTCATGTGAAAAGTATTTTGAAAAGCAAAACGATAAAAAGTATCTCTGCGACAATTACCGGTGGAGAATATAAAACAATTATTTCTGAGTCTGATATGATAAAAAACCAAAGCGGGCCCTTTGTTACCGTCAAGATTTGTTATTGGTAAACAAAAACCTCCCCCGGCGCGCCAACGCAAAGCATGGCGTTTGTGAATCGGCAGCTGGAGGAAATAAACACCGTAACGATTGAAGGCAAGGCCGTGGGGCTTTGCAGGGATATATAAGCAGGAGGAGGGAACTTAGTGTGGACAAAGACCTGACTGCATCTCAGATAGACCGACAAAATATTCTCAATAATGATGCTGCGCTTGCCGAAATTCAGCAACAGACAAACATAAAGGGATTTCTCTTTGAGGAAAAACTTTGTTTTACAAAAAGCATGGTTGCAACGTATTTTGAGGTCGATATACGCACGATTGAGCGCTATGTCAGCGAGAATCAGGGTGAACTTACCGAAAACGGATATGAAATTTTGATTGGCAAGCGTTTGAAGGATTTTTTAGACTGCATCCAGACGCAGGATGTTCCCGACATTTATGTCGGGAGCATCAGTAATCGCACTTCCCAAATCGCAATTTTTGATTTTCGCGCTTTCTTAAATTTGGCGATGCTTTTGGTAGAAAGCGACCCTGCAAAGAGTTTGCGAAAGGTGATTCTGGATATCGTCATTGACTTTATCAACCGTAAAGCCGGTGGTGGAACCAAGTATATCAACAAACGTGATAGCGATTTTTTGGGAGCATTTCTTCAGGAGGAAAATTACCGCCGGGAGTTTACGGATGCATTGCGCGATTATGTTGATATGGGAAATGCAAAATACGGGATTTATACAGATAAGATATACCAGAGCATTTTCCGTGAAAAAGCAAAAGAATATAAGCAAGTCCTCAATCTGAGCGCAAAAGACAGGGTGCGTGATACCTTCTATTCAGAGATTCTCACGTTGATCGCATCCTACGAATGTGGTTTGGCTGAAATGATAAAGCAACAGTCCACAGCACTTGGTCACAAGCTGAACAACTGGGAACTTTCAGACCTTTTTACCGCATTTGAAAATCTTCCACTCTGGAAGCCGCTCATTATACAAGCAAGAACAAAAATGGCAAGTCGTGATATGGCGTTGCGAGATGCGTTCCACTATCAGCTGAAAGAGTATATCCGTCCATTGGAAAAGAATGAGTATGAACGCTTTCTCGGCGATGCCGGACACGAACTTGAAAAGCTGATGGACGAAAACCGAGATGTGTTAGCCCGATTAAAGGAAAGTCAGTAATGGAAAACATCATATATATCACGCCAGAACAGGCGAGGATCACACACGCTAAAACGGTTGAATATAGCGGTGGTGGAACGCTTGAAGAAATCGACTTTGGTCGGCTTGAGGGCGTTCTGTATAACATCCAGAACGATGACTGGTATCCTACCTTTGTGGATAAACTGACGCATTTGTTTTTCTGCACATGCCAATTTCATTGTTTTGCCGATGGAAATAAACGGTTGGCGATTACATTATCTACGCTTTTTCTGCTTCTGAATGGATATCTTTCTGTTGCAGAAACATTTTTAGCTAAGACAGAAAATATCTGCTTGAATGTTGCTGCCAGCAAAATTGATAAAGAACTTTTGCACCAAATCATACAGGCTATCATGGATGGAACCTACGATGATGACGAATCTTTGAAATTGGAAATTTTCAGAGCGATCAGCGAATAAAAAACGCCCCCGGTGCTGGAACACCAGGAGCGTTTCCGATCTGTATGCCTGCGGTAGCATCGTAGATCTCAAACAAGCCAAAACTTGCAGATCTATAATACCACCGCCGGGCAGAGTATGCAAGCGGAGGGAAGAAATGAAATGTCAAAGAACCGCCTGCGGGCGAGAAATACAGGAAGATGCCCTATACTGTCCATACTGCGGCAAAAAGCAGCAACGCACGGCAGCGCCAAAGCCGCGCAAGCGCGCAAACGGCAAGGGCTGCATCTACCGGAGCGGGAAAACATGGACAATACAGGTGCGCGTGGTGCGTAACGGCACGATTGTCTATGCCCGCAAAAAGTGCGGCTTTCCCACCCGGGCAGCCGCCGAGGAGTATCTGGACACCTACACCCGCACCGGTGTGGCACCCAGATCCATGCGCCTGATCGACTGCTGGACAGCCCTGCAGCAGACAAAAAAGTGGCAGGCGCTCAGCAAGGACAAGCGCAGCCATTATGGCACCGCATGGCGCAGGCTGGAGCGGATCCAGATGCAGGTTGTCGGGCAGATACCTTTTAAGGTGCTGCAGGAGCTGACGGACGCCGCGCCCGGTGACTACTATGCCCACCGAGATATCAAGACGCTACTGGGCAAGCTGTACGAGGTGGCGGTCACCAGCGAGGCGCTGGACATGGCGCAGGACAAGACCGCCCTGATCGAGCTGCCGCCGGTGCCAGACAGCGAGCGCGATGCCTACACCGTGGACGAGGTGCACCGGATGTGGCAGGCGTATCGCGCCGGGGACGATCTTGCCCGGTATGCGCTGATCTTGTGCTACACCGGCATGAGACCGGGCGAGCTGATGCAGCTGGATCTTGCCAACATCGACCTCCAGCGTCAGTGCATTATGGGCGGCATCAAAACGGCAGCGGGCAAAAACCGGGAGATCCCCATTGCCACCGCCATCGTGCCGCTGGTAGCCGAGGCCATGCAGGTGGCCACCCATGGTCTGGCTGATGGCTGCCGCGAGCACTTTTATGATCGATGGTGCCCGGCAGTGGAGCACTGGGGCGGCAGACCACACATGACCGCCCACAGTTGCCGCCACACGTTGGCAACAGCCATGGAAGCCGCCGGGGTGCAGCCGCTGCTGCAAAAGCTGATCCTTGGTCACGCGGTCAGGGATATCACGCAGCATTACAGCCGCCATCAGCTTTTTGAGGATAAGCTGGCAGCCGTGGAGCTGGCAACCGCCGCTTTTAACGAGTGACGGCGATGCCCCCGGTGTTGCCCCATCTGGTTGTGCTGGGCAACGTTATAGCGTTGTTTTTTAAGGCTCTGCTAAGGGCGTAGGTCGTCTAAACAACGGCGCGAGGGTTCAAATCCCTCCTACTCCGCCAAGAAAATCCCTCGTAG